AAAGAGTATATAAAACTAGAAGACAGCCAAAAGCCGACCGAAGAGGAAGGAGGCGATTCTCCTTTAAATGAATTCAAGAGCAGATTGTTAGACCTTAAAACCTTGGCAGAAAAGTTTAGACAAGAATCTCTTAAAGGAGAATTAAAGACTGATGAAGAGTTAATAAAGCAAAAAGCAGATTTCTCTAAGAGAGACCTAGACATAAAGCTTAATAACTATATCATATCAGAAAAGTTAAGATTAAAAGAGTTTCTCTTAACAAAAAACCTTACTCAGAAACAGAAGGACAATGCTAAAAAAGCGTCAGAAGAATCTATAAAGAAGGCTGAAGAAGATTCAGAAATTGTATTAGAGAATATAGAAGCTGTTTACGATGCTGAGATAAACTTATTAACAAGAAAAGAAGGGGAGAAAGCAAGAGCTGAGGTTGAGGCAAGAGAAAGAGCAGAAGCCCTTAAAGGAATATCAAGAGGTGTTGTTTCTGGTCTTGGAGCTAATGACGAACTATTAAACGAGCAAAACGCTAGGCTAGAATCTGAGATACTATACTGGAGTAAAAGAGTTGAGATAGCAGAAGAAGGAAGTTTAGCCGAATCACAAGCAGAAGAAGCTCTTTACAATGCTAAAAAAGACAAGAGAGATTCGGACTTAAAAGCAGAGCTTTACACTATTAACGAGACCATGAGAGTTAGAATGGAGTATGTTTCTTCCGTTGCAGGATTAGGAAATATATTATCTACTCTAGCAGGAGAAAACGAAGCAATGCAAAAAACAGCTCTAGTTTTAGAGAAAGGGTCTGCCGTAGCAAATGTAGTCGTTTCAACAATAGCTTCAAATGCCAAGATAGTTGCACAGGGACTTGCTCTTTCTGCAGAAACAGGAGGTGCTTCCGTTATAGCAGCAGCAAGTTTAGTTAAAGCAAACAAAGTGAATGCAGGAGTTTCAATAGCTAGTATTTTAGCTACAGGTATATCTGAAGCATCTAACATAGGAGGTAACTCAGGAAGTTCATCAGTAGGTGGGGGTAACACGACTGTTCAGCCACCAGACTTTAATATAGTAGGGAGTACAGGTGTTAATCAACTAGCAGATGCTATTGGAAGTACAGAGCAACAACCTGTTAAAGCATACGTAGTAGCAAATGATGTTACAACACAACAAGCATTAGATAGAAATAATAGAAGTAACGCAGAATTATAAATAGAAATATATGGAAACTATAGACATGGTAATCGATGAATCAACTGAATGGAGTGGTGTTGTTAGTGCAATATCATTAACAGATACTCCTGCAATAGAAGCAGAAGCAGTTGCATTATCAAAAGAAGAGGAAGTTAAACTAACAGCTATTGATGAAGATAGAAGAATCTTTATGGGTGCTGTATTAATTCCTGACAAGAAGATATTAAGAAAACGAGATGATGGTAGCTACTACAACATTAGATTTCCTAAAGACACTATAAACAGAGCTTCTCAGTTGTTTATGGAGAAAGGTAATCAAAACAATTCTACATTAGAGCACGAAGTAGCTTTAAGTGGTAATACTGTTGTTGAGTCTTGGATTATAGAGGATGAGGTTCATGATAAGTCAAGAAAGTTCGGTTTAGATCATCCTGTAGGTACATGGATGGTTGCAATGAAAATCACAGACGATGAGAATTGGGAGATGGCAAAGACAGGGTTTGTAAAAGGATTCTCAATAGAAGGATTGTTTAGCGGTCAGAAACAAGAGGAAGATTCTTTGGCAATGTTAAAGAAAATAGAGGAAGAAGTTGATAACGCATTAAAACAATTATAATGAAAAGTACATCACCAACATCAGGAAAGAAGGCTTGTTTGTGCAAGAACGGAAAATACTCTAGGAAGTGTTGTAAGGGCGAAACTATCAATCAAGGTATAGGAACATTAGAAGGACAGGGAAACTCCGTTATAATACGTGAAAACGGCTCAAAGACCATTACAAGGAACTAAGAAATGGAACACGTTTAAACAAATAGTTAATTACTTATACATTAATCAGTAAAAATATTTTCATGGATAAAAAAGCAGAAGCTAAAGATGCCTTGACACAACTAAAGACTTTTTTGTCTAAGGTTACAGGCAATGAAGAGAAAGTTGAAGATACTGTTGTAGAGACTGAGTTGTCAGAAGTAACCGAAGAGGTTGTTGAAGAAAAAGTTGAAGCATCCGTAGAGACATCGGTAGAAGAATCAGTTGAGTTATCAGCAGAAGAGCCTACATACATTACAAAAGAACAGTTTGAAAAGTTTCAGACAGAGTTAACAGCAGTTATTTCTGATGCTGTAGCAAAGTTGAATGAAGAGAAAGTTGAGTTATCAAAAGAGTTAGCTGAGTTATCGGCACAACCTGCAACAGAGGCAATCGTACATTCACCAGAGTCAACAGAAAACAAATCACAAGGACGTACTTACGGTCATAAAAGACCTGCTAGTTACATGGATAAAGTTCTTGGTAAAATGAATCAATTTAATTAATAAATATGGCAACTACAACAACAATTACAACTACTTACGCAGGTGAGAAAAAAAGAGGGTATATTGCTACAGCTCTTTTATCTGCAAACACTATTGAAAACGGTGGTGTATCAGTAAATCAAAACGTTAAATACAAGGAGGTAATCAAGCAAATGGCTGTTTCGGGTCTTATTGCTGATGGAACTTGTGATTTCGATGCAACAGGAGCAGTTGTGTTGACAGAACGATACTTAGAACCAGAAGAGTTCCAAGTAAATATGCAATTATGTAAGAAAGACTTTAGAAGTGATTGGGAAGCAATCTCTATGGGGTATTCTGCATGGGATAACTTACCACCAGACTTTCAAACTTTCCTTGTAGCAAGAGTTATTGCACAAGTAGCAGAAGCAAATGAAAGAATCTTATGGCAAGGTGACGCAGGAATTGGAGGTGAATATGATGGTTTCTTAACTCTTATGGCAGCAGATGCAGGAGTGGTTAACAACATAACAGGTATTTCTATTGACGCTACAAACGTAGTTGATGAACTAGGTAAGATAGTAGATTTAGCAGTTTCTAGCAACGAAGCTATTATCTCTAAAGAAGATGCTTACATCTACATTCCACAAAACGTTTACAGAGCTTACATTCGTTCTTTAGGTGGGTTTGGAGCATCAGGACTTGGAGCAGCAGGTTTCGAGGACAGAGGTTCTAACCAAACTATTGCACCAATGGTATTTGAAGGATTCAAGTTATTCGTAGCAAATGGATTACCTTCAAACAAGATGATTTTCGCAAGGTCTTCTAACTTATGGTTTGCAACAGGTCTTATGGATGACAGAACAGAGTTAAAAATAATCGACATGGAAGATATTGATTTGTCTCAAAACGTAAGATTAGGTATGAGATGGACTGCTGATGTAAACTACGGTATTCCAGAAGAAATCATCACATACGGAGTAAAGTAAGATAAAAATAATAATAATCTTTAAGAAGGGTGGGTTCTGCCTACCCTTTTTTATTTAAAATAATATAATATGAGTTGTATATTAACATCAGGTAGATTAAAGCCTTGTAAAGATGCTATTGGAGGTATCAGAAAATTATACTTCGTTGATTTTGGAGTCTTAGGAGATGTAACAATAACAGACGATGAAGTAACAGAAATCAGTGGTACTTTTGACTATTACGAGTACGATGTAAAAGGTAATTCAGACCTTACACAGACTGTAAATTCTTCTAACGAGAATGGAACTACTTTCTATGAACAAGTGGTAAATGCTACTTTTACAAAACTTACAAAAGAGGATAATAAAGAACTAAAGCTTATGGCTTACGGTAGACCTCATGTATTTGTAGAAGATTACAAAGGAAATGTAATGGTTGTAGGACTAGAGAATGGTGCTGACGTAACAGAAGGAACATCAGTAACAGGAAGAGCAATGGGAGACTTAAACGGTTATACATTAGCTTTAACAGGTAATGAGATAACTTACGCTAACTTTGTAGACCCTGCATTAAATATTGGTGGATTCCTTGCCGCTATCTCAGGTGTAGCTACAGCAGGTAATCAAAGAGACCCCGGGGTTTCA